TCTACTGTGGCTGGAAAAACCGCCCCCGTAAGGTCTGCGGTTATGGTGGCTACACCATCAACAAGCGACTCTTGAGCAGGGAATACTGTGCTGTTGTTATCTATAACAAAGGGGTTATGTAGCCTCAATACTGGAGTACTGTCATCCATTATCTTAGCGCCCTCAAGGGTCAATCCCCCGTTAAGCTCAAACCTGAACTGCCACTCCGCATCACCTGTCCACCCTGCTTTAAGGATGATTTCAGGCTTGAATCCGTCCGGCCCCATCTTGAGGCTCCACCGTGTAAATGCTTGATCTATATATATCTCAAAGTGATCAGCATCTATCTGATTGGCTGTAGATACTTGGTCTGCCATCCCTGAGATTTGAATGTACTTTGTCTGGTCACCCGCTACAGGGAAAACCCTGACGGTTGATGTATTGGTTTTAACCAGATACCCCGGCGTATTATCAAACCATCTCCAATTCCCCTGAACCTCTCCCTCTGCCCATGTAAAATCCCACGGACGGCAATCGCCTCCGAAAAATGGCTGCGTCCAGATGTCTATATCCCCACCTGTTTTAATCGAACGGGTGCCATCCCCGTTATCGTACCGCTCTGCATTACAGGTGCGCTCAATTAATACAGGGTCAGAAACAACTGCTAGGGTTTTCCGTGCAATGAGCGCTTCCTCCGTTGCTGCCTCAATCTCAGCCCCCGGCGCAAGCCATCGCCCGAACCTAACCCATAAAGATTTTAAATAGCCCCATATTTTATCAATGGTGTTCATGTTTATCCCATATTAGCCATAAAGGTTATAAAACCAAATATGATAGATAAAACTCCTAGCAGCAAAAGTACCCCGCCCTTGCTTATCTTCGTGTCTATCTTTTTATCGCATGACTCTTTCTGCTGGCTGCACTTTTCGCTTTCCGCCTTAGTTGCCATACCAATAGCTAATCCATCCACCTTATCGAACAGTTTTTCTATCTGGTCTTTCCTGTCCTGCCTGTCGCGCTCTATATTTTCATTCACATGCTTTAATTGCATGGTCTGTTCTATCATTGCATCGTGAGTTTCCCTATGGCTTTTCTTTATCTCTGCATAGTCCCCCTTAACTGCCGCAATAGCTCCGCTAAACTGGCTCATCATCTTGAGTCCCTCTTCTACCTGTTCGTGGATGTCTGGCTGGTCTGAGCACATAGTTATCTATTGCCCTGCGCGGGCCTTCCTTTCCTCTTCTGTCGCCTGTAGGCCACGCAGAGAGTTAATAAGCGTCTGAGACAATGCGCCTCCGGGGTCTTGTTGTAATCCTGCCCCCAGCTTTTGTAGAATGTTTCCGCCTGCCGTTCCTGCTCTAGCCGCTAACGTGGGAGATGCCAACCCCTCTGCAATGTCGGCGGGTGTTTCGCCAAATTCAGAGACAAACTGAGTCAGCCTGTCTTGAATGCCACGGGCGGTTTTAGTAGGCTTGTCTATCGTTCTGGCAATCTGCCGCCCCGTTGCCAAGTCGCTCACATTCACCCCGGACAACTCCTCTATGCGCTGTAGTGCCTGACTCTTAACGTCTTCACCTTTTTTAGCCACTAGCAGGAGGCTGTTAATCTTTGTGCCCTCTTTGCCCTTGGATTTCAGCCCCAGCTCTATTAAATCCTTGTCCAGCCTGTCAAACCTGGGTGCAAAGTCTTTGGCTATCTGCTTGAATCCCGGCTTAACAGACTCCACCGCATCATTGTATGTGCCTATAAAGGAATCAATGACCTGCTGCCCCTTCTGAGTGTCCATAATGGGACGCGTGTCTCTGATGCGCTCCTGTCTGAATCTCTCCGCCTCGTCAAGCGATACTATGGGGTTTTGGGTTACTTGGTCATCTACGTTAGATTCTACCCACTCGCGTAGCTTCTTTTGGTCGTCTGCCGTCAGTCCGCCCCTGAGTTTTTCTGATTTCAGCTTGCCGTTTTTGCCTCGTTTGATACCAAACCCCTCAAGCCTTGAATCAAACTTGGTTTGCGCTATACGAAGGTCTACGGGGTCATCTATGCCCAATGCTTGCAGTCTGCCCCGGAACTCCGTATTAAGGGCGTTTCTGGCCCCTGTAGTGGCCTCCTGCGCCCTCTGGAGTAGCGCCACATCATCTATTTGACCAGTTACCGCCCCTTGGAAGTCCGGGGAGTTTTTGCGTACTATATCAATAGCGTCAGGAGATACGCCCAAGTCCCCCGCAAGCCTACGGGTGATATTGGTGGTTTTGCGTTCCAGCGCCTTGCCTATGGCCCTTCTGGGCTTAGTTGCGGCCCTGCCTATTACATTAAATTTCCCTAGCCCTGTGGCTCTTAATGTAGGCGCTACCACTGCTCCCACACTCAATACAGTACTAACGGGCTTTTCGCTGAAAGCGCCCACCGGGTCTGTTACGATTCTATCCACTTCACCCGCAAGTTCCGCGCCTGCCGCCTCTGCTGTTGGCTCCGCCTCTGGGAATTGCTTTGAAAGGGCATCGCCCAATAGAGAGGTCAGGGCATCGCTTCCGTCTTCCTCGACCCCTATGGGTATTGTCTCCTGTCCCGCTGCACGTAGGCTTTTGATAACAGCTCCCGTGCCGAGATTGCCAAGCGTTTTAATGGTCTGCTTGGGACTTGTCGCGGCCTGTACTATCCCGCCAACCCGCTCTACAAGGTCTTGGAAAAACCGCCCACCAAAGGTTTCCTGTCTAAGTGGCGCTCCAGTTTCAGCCCCTGCCGCACGGGTTATGCCGGGCTGCTGTACGTCCACGGGCCTTAGTGTTACCTCCCGTGCCCCTTTTGGCTGGCTTACTGGAACCAACTTGACCTGTCTAGCCATTATTGGGCCTCCACTACTGTCCCATCTGGCAATGTATACGTTCCATCATCATTGGGGGGTATTTGCTGCCCTTGGAAATTCAGTGTATTGTCCTCGTTTAGCGTTCCCGTTACCTCACTAGAGGGCTGTTGACTTGCCTGTCTTAGTTGATCGGCGATAGACGTAACTGTAATCCCCTTTTTCTGTAGCTGTTGTGGGGTTGCTCTCTGTTCAAGCATTGTGTCTTTAAATATCTTCAATGCCTCAAGGTTGACCTCCATGTCCGTTAATTTAGACTGGAATGTGCTAAAAGAATCATTCGTATGGGAAGGTATCGCCTGCTCCAGCCTTTTCAGTTCCTGCTCACTGGCTGCCGCACCTGTAATTTCTTTTCTGTAGGCATTAAAGAATTGGTCGTTTCTTTGAACAAAGGCAGCCTTTGCCTGCACAAATTCACGGTTGTCTGCAAATCCCATACTCTGGGGAGTTACACCTAGTTTCTCAAAGAACTTGGTTGCTCCAGCCTCTGCTTTCCCTTTGAATGTAAAAAACTCCGGACGCATGCTACCGCGAAGCTGTGATAAATCGCTGAGTTGCTTTTCCAGTCCTACAGTTTCCGTAACCAACTTGTCTACTACCTTCTTAGACAGCTTGCCATCGTCCCCTATGTTTATATTCACACCTGACGAGACATGGGGTTGGTATCCATCGCTTATGGCCTTTTCTCTTTCCGTGGGATTGTTCAGATCAACAAACCTTGTGGACACTTTCCCATCTGCTCCCTGCTTAGAAAAAACCTTTTGGCTGGGTTCCAGGGCATCAGGCTTTTCTAACGAACTGCCTAGTAACTTTCTGAATAAAACCGCACCCTCTGGACTCTGCGATAACGCGCCTGAAAGCTGGGATCGCAACGCTTCGGCCTGTGGGTCTACATCAATGAACCTTTCTGTCTCTGGAGTCTCTGGCAGAAAGGGGCCAGCCTGCTCTTGCAAGTCTCCCTGCAATCCTTGGGGAAGAGCACCTAACCGATTCAGTAGGTCTATCCCCGGATCTATCTCCTCAAGCCTTTCTTTCTCTCTGCGTTTCTCCGCTACCCCTGTAAGCTCAAGGATAGCGCCAAGGTCTATCCCTACATTCGTCTGCCGGGCATTACGAGAGAATCCAGGGGAGGGGACTATTATGGGCTGTGGTCGCCGTGCCATTACCCACCAACCCCAAAGTCAAATCCACGCTCACGGGATGTCTGACCAGCAACGACCTGTGGAGATGCCAACCCGGCAAGCTCAAGCAATGACTGTACTTGACCGCCCCTGTTCTGCACTCTCTGTTGCCTGAAATTCAAAAGGGCGGGAGCGATTGATGACGCTATGCTCTCCGCCGATGGAGCGCCAAGCCCCCTTATGGCAGTATTGGCCCCTGTAAGGTCTATCAGCTCGCTTATTAGCTGATTCTCTGCATCCGTGCGCCCTCCAAACCCTACGTCCTGCCCTAACAGGTCTTGGATGTTCAGCCCTATCTCACGGGGCTTGTTTGGATCGCCCGCCCCAAAGATACCCGGTAGCTGCCTAACGTCCAAGTTAGACTTTGCGCTACTTGACCCTAAACTTACCATATTAATCCTCCCTGTGATAGGTTATTTGCACTGCCTTATAACCCCGTCTGCCCCATATCTTGGGCAGTCTTTTATCAAACGCCGTTTCAAACATTATGTGCCTTACTCCTGAGACTTCTGCCCACTCTTCGAAAGCCTTGATTAATTCCATGCCATCGCCCCGTGGCTCGATATATGCGCCCTCACACGTGGCTATCGGCTCACTTATGCCATAGTCACGGTATATTATTTTCCCGTTTATAAACCCGTTTATCTCTCCATTGTCTGACACTGCTACAAATCCATCTGACATCTCTATCTGAGCTATTATATTGAGAAAGAATCTCTTCTCTTCCCGCTCGTCAAGGCGGACAAATGGCAGGTTGAGTTCTTTCTGCATTTTAACCCATAGTCCCACTATGTCCTGCGCGTCCCATATAGTAGCTTCTCTTATCATCAAAATTTCCCGCTGAACTTCAATCCCGGTGTCCCGTTATCAAATGTCATAAATGATAAATCCTTATTAGGCCCAAGTCCCTTGTCAAAGGCTTTAAGCATATCGGAGATGCCGGAAATCAATAGAGCCGCTTGCATGACTTTTTCTGCCTTCTTGCCCTTCACCTGCCTCATGTTATAAACATCACCGCCTTCGCCATTAATGCCCTTAGGCATAAGTGCGTAGCCTATTTTATTAAGTCCTGATATCGCCCTCGATGATTTCTTGTCCTTGCCAAACTCATTCCCAAGCGATACCGCCAAGTCTTGACCCTCAAATCCCCCACCAAACATCTTAGCAAATTCGTTGGGATTGTCCTTGATAATCGCAGGACTATGTGCTAATCCGTTTTGCATTCTCATGGACAATCCAGCCTCTCTGCCTGATTTAAAGTGCCCCAATTCATGCCCGCCTAAAATCAATGGGATTGTTGCCAAAATCTCCAATATAGACCTAGCCATTATACCTCATAGGTTATGACAACCCACCCTCTATTAAAAGATGTAGAATCGTAAGAAACACTATCGAAGTCTCCCCCTGTTAAACGAACTAAGTTGACATTGGTAGAATCAATATTACCCACAGCGCCCTGTGGTGTAGTATCTGCCGCTCCAGCGGGGGCATTAAGAGGCTTATTGGAAACGCTACTATCATCCCTAATCATGGCTATGGCGCTTCTAATATTTATAAATGATGCCGAAAGCCCATGGGCTACATTAACGGAGGCTGTGCCATCCATGTCCCAATCGCCGATATCCTTAACTATTTTCTTTAACGCCGTGCCATCAGTTTTCACAATTACACTTGTATGCGTCCCGTCTGTGTTATGCTCAGTTTGTAGGAATGTTTTAACATCTGCCTTGCTCCCCGCCGGGTCTGTCCCTAGCTCATTTTCAATCGCAACTATGGCAGCCGCAAGGTCGTTGGGCACATCAGCCCGTGCCAGTGTACTATTATCGGTTTCTTTTATTGTGTCGGTATCTAATGTGCTCGGATAATCAGAGCCGCCACCGCTTCCAAGTTCTGCCATATTATCTCCTAATCCAGTTTCCTATAATGAAAAACAGACGTTCCAGAGCTAGTAGAAAATCGAACATCTGACCCGTCAGTAAAGAACGCTCCACCACCGCCGCCCGTGGACACTGTGCTGCTTGACCACCCTCCCCCTGTAGCAACTTCCATTTTCCAGTTACCAGATGTAACCTCAACAGCAAACGTATACCATCCTGCTGCGGGAGTCCATGTAGTTGAAGCCACGGACTGAGAGCCATACGTTGAGGCAGTTGCAAGCCCATCACTTACAACTGCGCCTGTGTTGATTTTAGAAGAGGTAATCGAATCATCCCTTATCTTGGCGGCATAAACACTGCTATAAGACACCATGCGCCACTTACCCGTGTCGTACTCAACAAACTCTGCCTCATCTCCTGCCACCGTGGTAATGTTAGCCCCGCCTATCAGGAAAAAATTGGTAGCATGGTGTGTAAGCTGCAACGCCCCGTCAAAGTGTAGTTTAATCTGCGTGCCTATGCCTATGGACGTTATGCCCGTTACTGTGGTCGTTCCCGTGATATCAAAGTAATTCCCTGCCCCAAGGCTTAGAGTTGTGGCACTGGCAACGTCTGAACCCTTTGTGGTGCGCAGGGTTTCACTGAACAGCTTCTCTCCTGTAATGGTCTGACTGCCCGCAATCATAACTACCTTGCTTGTGTCGTGCGTCCCGTTGGTGTTGTGCTCAATCTGGAGGTATGATTTGACATCCGCAACTGTACCTGACGGATTAGTGCCTAACTCGTTCTCAATGGCTACGATTGCCGCCCCCAAGTCGTTGGGTACGTCAGCCCGTACCAGAGTCGAACCGTCAACCTCTAGTGTGTTGTCAGTGTCTAACGCACTCGGATAGTCTGTCCCGTTTCCACTTCCAAGTTCTGCCATTATCCAAACTCCTTAGATTGCTCTACCGCCTTGGCGGATAGTGAGAATAGCTTAAAATCGTTATCGCTTGACGAATTGGTAAGGGTAATACACATTCGTCTGGGCCATATTGCAGGGTCAATTGCAAGCTGCTTACGGGTGCGCCCAAAGTCATTCCAATTAAATGCACCCCAATTCTGCGCCCCCCACAAAACAGCAGACGTTTGAAGCTGAAAGTTTACAGCCGATTTCAACAGCCCCGTAATGTCGTTGAATGACACAGAAACAGAATCGTCCGTGTCCAGAAACTCAGCCTCTATCATATCTATCTGCTTACGGAAAGAGTGATTATTCAGCGGGTTGTAGTATGTTTTAATCGAGCACGTGATGGCATTTGCCGAACCATCGGACACCGTTATATCTGACCTCGTTGTGTCCTTGCTTATCTCGTATACATACCCCTTGTCCTGCCCTTCTCCTGCGTAATGCTGTCCAATATCCCCTGTTCCAGTAAGAGTAATCATCGGGCCTATGCTCTGCCCTATCATTGGGCCATACCACGGGCCAAAGTGACCATCTGCGTCTATCTGGAGTCTGGTAATATCAAGCCACCATTGCTCTGTGTTATAGGAACCGCCCGACTTGGTAATGCTCAACTTGTAAAATCCGTCGTGATAAACTGCGCTTGCGTTTGTAAGCTGTCCAGCGGGGATATTATCTATCCCTGTGATGTCTCCCTGCGCAGACTGTACTTTAGAGCCAACGGCTATGGGCGTAGCAGAATCAAAGGGAAGGATGTAAACCTGCTTGTCTATCCCCAGCCACATAGTCCCCTTTGGAGTCCATGCCATCGTGCGGGGAGATTCGCAGCCAACGTCTATCCCAAGGGTATAGATTGTATAATCGCCTGTAGTGGCGGGAGTTCTCAGGTCGGTTCCGCTGAACAGGTGCATGCCATTTGCCCCCGCAAGTAGCACCTGCGTTTCAATCCCCGCTGTGGTATTATTGAGCGAATGATTTATCATGCCAAACAGCTGAGTATCGGGGATTACTTCGGTGGTCGCGGGAGGCACCCAATCTGCCGCCGCATCGCTGAAAGAGTCCGACCATCCAAGCCCACCCGGATTGGTGTTGTCTATGGATAACAGCCTGTCCTGATATGGTAGGGTCTGAATCACGCTGGAGGGCAATGTGCCCCCTGACAAAGTAACCGCGCTAGAGCCGTCCCATGAGTACAGTTCGTCCGTACCATTGCTGATATATACCTTATCCAGTCCGCCCCATGTAGACATATGCACTTCCTGCTCGTCCGTCAGTCCAGTAACCACATTTGTCCAGGAAGAGCCATCGAGATATTTAACCGTAGTCCCGGCAGCGGCAAGTAACTGCTTTGTCCCATCTGTTTTGTAGTACCTGTGAAGTCCTTTAACGGGCTTGTCCGCCACTACCTCTGTAGATGTAATCAGGTCTTGTCCGCCACGCTTTGCCATACCATCTGCCCATATAAGGTTCTGAGCTTTCAGGCACTCTTCTTTGTCCAGCGTAGTTACGTTTTTACGCAGGTTTACCCCTAGCCTCGGCATGGGGTATTCTGCTATAAACGCCTCTGTAGTCTTAATCGGCATTAAATGCACCCCGATGGAAAGTTTTGACCATACCTGGATGGCAACCTTGGGCCTCTGACTCCACTGAAATTCCGTGTGCCCTCGAATTGACGCAGCTTATTTATTTTGCGCTTATTCGCCTTTTCCGCTATTTTCAGCATGTTTCGGTAATTTATCTGCTTTCTGTCTGCTTCATCAAACTTATTGAGGAAATCAAGTATCTGTGACCACGCCCAATATATCAGGCAGTTCTCCACCTCGATAGGCAATAGAGAGGTATCAGTGTTCGCTGTGAAAGCAGTGGGCAGCGCATAATACCTCTCTCTAACAGAATACGTCCCAGCAGGGATGGGGTAGAATCTGATGTAGTCACCATTTAGAGCGTAATGTGTCGGGTTAGCTGTCTCTGAGCTATCGGGGTCTACCTCGTCAAATGTAACGTCATCATCTGGGATTAAGAATGTATCGTTGGTCAAGTCCATCAGGGCGAATGTCCGCGCCCAATCGGATGCCACGGGATAGGTTATTGCCGTTATGGTTACGGTTTCCCCCGCTACCTCTGCTGTTAGGTTGTCGGCGCTCTGGAGAGTCAGGGTTCCAGCCGCCACCGTGTCTACGGTGTAAGTGCCATCGTTGGAGGTCGAGCCGGACACATACACCTGCATGCCACTTGAGAAACTACCAAATCCGTTGGCTGAGTCCGTAATGGTATCGGGGTTAGCATCATTAAAGGCTATGGTAGCGGCCTTATACGTCACGGTGTCAAACTCCCGCGTTTTATACAGGGAATACCACTCGATGCCCTCGGTATAAAGCAGGTTCTGCCCCTCGTTGAGAAACTGCAATATCATGTCAGAATGACTCCCAGCCGTAAGTGCAGAAATATCAGTTACTTCGCTCTGCCCTATTCTTGAGAGTATTCTGTTAACAAGTTCAAGTGCTGTCTGCTTTGCCATCTCTTACCCCTTTTTAGCCTTGCAATGCCTCTGATGTGCCATTAGCCCGAACTTGGACTTTATCTCTGTCCTGCCGCAAAACTCACATGAGAATAAGCCGGGAGCATTCATGTTCTGCTTTGCCGCCCGTGGCCCATGCAATCCGTCATCTTCCGGCCTGATATGCTCTGGGTTTACGTTTGTATCCCCATATGTTTTCTTACCATAATAGTTTTCTATGTATCCGCCTATGTCTGGTATCACATCCGCGCCTAAAACTCTGCGAGGATATTCCACATTAAACTGTTCCTGTGTCATGCCTACGGCCCAGCTTCTATCCTCAGACATTGGTCACCTTCCTTTCGTTGATTATTGCCAGTGCTTTTTCTATCCTGTGCTTATAGGTGTGGTTATTCAGGGTTCTCTCCATTCCCGCCTTTGCTATCTTTTCGCGCTCATCCTCATGTTCAAGGTAATACTTAGCCTTGTCTACAGCATCCTCCAGATTGTCATAAGTTACCAGATGGACACCATCATCATACAATTCATGGATAGTAGGGATATTTTCGGTAAGGAGAAAAGCCCCTGTTGCCGTAGCTTCAAAAACTCTCATATTTAAATCATCGGTAGCTGCTGTATTGAAAACTATCCTTGATTTTCTATATATCTCTGCACACTCCTCAAACAACCTCTGACCATAGAAGAAATTAGGGAAGTGCTTTAAAAACTCATCAAGCATGTATGCCCGTTTTTCAAACGATACATACCCAACAAACCCGATATCATACTTTTTTATAGCAGCAGGGGCATTGGGATATGCCTGTGGCTCTACTGCATGAGGCAGCCATATTGCCTCAACCCCGTCTTTCCTGAACATCTCAACCGCATCTTTTTGATTTACAAACACGAAATCAAACTCCTTTGCCTTATTCATGCGGTAGTCATAACCCAAGTGCGTATCTGATGCAACGTAAAAGCTGTTTTTGTATCCCTTCAAACTAATGGGCTGATATGGCAAAACATTTGTTAGCGCATCCTCTCCCCAGTCTATCCATGCATAGGCATCAAACTCCCCATAATCATCGGGCTTAAACTGACTTGAGAGGTGTATCACTTCATGCCCCATCTGCCTCATTTGGTGCGTCCAATACAAGGGGCTGCCATCGTTGCGCCCAAGCCTGCTTTCATACATTGTGCAAATTCTCACATTTCCCCCCTTTCTAGGCAGACTGTAAATGATGTTCCGTTATACATAGTTTCCCGCCCTACTTCCTCCATGCCCAAAACCTTTCCCAAGTTCGCTATGCTGCTGGGAGTGAAGGCGTGTTTATGTTCGGGGTTTAGGGGTATCCCGTCCTGCGCGTTTTCATCGGGGCAGCTTACTATAAGCCTCCCATGGGGCTTGAGCACCTTTTTCCAATTATTAACTGCATCTATTGGATCAATGCAGTGTTCAAGGACATGCCTTGCAATAACACAATCCTGAGAGTCCTCATCAAATGGCAGCGGCTTGGAAACATCGGCTACCACATCAGCAACAGACGCTTCTGGTATGAAATAATTACTCTCACCTTTTGGGGTAATGTCTACACCAATAGCATGCTCTAATGTCTTCTTGCCACCACAGCCCAGTTCGAGTACATTTTTATCCCCATTAACAAACCCTCTAACAATCTCTGATTCTTGATCTATGTCAGGCTTATCGCTGTAGCCGTGGACTTGGGCCATGAACTCGTTAAATTCATCGTTCTTCATGGTTTTCCAATACTCCATAAACCCATGCTTGCGAATTAACTCCATATTGGTTTTCTCTGTCATTTCCCTTGAGTTCCAGCCACCAGGCTTGTCGGGCCCACCGTACAGCCTCTCCCCTGTCTGGAATCCGTAATGATAAATAAACACATCAGACATAATTGATAGCTTATATCCCGCTTTTCTCAGCCTGATAGATAAATCAATATCGTCCCCGCCCGATTGCACATGATGCACACCCCCTGCCTTGTCTAATGCCTCGCGCTTCACCATCATGCAAAATCCAATAAGGTAGGATGTAGGCACTACCCTGTTTGCAGCATCAAAGGACAGCATATTCTGTTTGCCCATAACAGTGTTTGAGGATGGCCCTATTGCCCCAACATTAGAGAACAGTTCCATTTCTCTGTGCATATTTGCTATCCATTTATAGGACGCTCTTGGAATGAATATATCATCGTTAGCGAAAACAACATACTTGGAATCAGAGTGTTTCAATCCCTCGATTAACCCACCATCCCATCCAAGGGGCTTGTCTGGATTTAATACAATAACATTGTCGTTTTCAAATTCTACGGGCGTATCACCGTTATTGACAATGATTATCCTGATAGGATGTGCCACTGAATACAATATCATGGATTGGACACAATTATAGAGCAAGTCTGGATTGTCCAGTGTCGGGATAATTATATCAACTCGAAGGGCATCGCGATTTGTCACCATACACCTCCTTTAAGTGTTCTATGTTTCTCTTACTCTCGTAGTCTTCCTCTGTTATTACTGGCGGATATCCAAGATGTCCCATTTTTGTTGATGTATCCATAAATACCTTATATCCGTGCTCCCCTGCGCTATGGCAGAAATGGATATCCTCTCCCGCTCCACTTGTACTCATAAACCACGGAGTCGGCATGTTTCTAAGCACGTCCACCTTTATCAGAACCGCGCCGAAACCAACCGCATCACACTCCACTAAAGTATTCTTGGGGTATGATATAAGCGTATGATTTATGTAATAATTCTTTTTCTCCACAGGGTCGTATCCCTTGTTAACCTCGTAGATTACGGGACTATGAGGGGCAGAGCGAGTGAAGGCAAGCCCAGCACAAATATCTACATTGTGCCTGTAAAGCCTCTCAAATATATCCGTGCCTGTAATCATGTCATCATCAATCATAAACAGGTAGTCCATGCCTCTTGCTACGGCTTCCTCTGCTATCCGCTCCCTTGCAAGGGCTGTAAAGACCTTTCCTATGGAGCAAGTAAAAAACTCAAACTTTACTCCATCGGGATAGTCAAACTTTGCGCCATCAAATTCTTTTTCCCCCTTAGATGAAAGAACCTGTAGAACCCCCAGATGAAAACACATCTCCATTCGGTTATCATACGCTTCTGGCTCTGTGTGCCCCTCGTTTGGAATGCCAAACATTACTTTTACAGTTTGCATCCGAATCTCCTTGCATACTGCTCGTATAGTCCAATCTTTAAAAGCAACCATTCAAAGAATGTGCCTTTTATCGCAGGCTTGACCCTATGACCGATACAAAACCCCTCAAGACACATGGCATCGGTAAGTAATGTTCCACACGTCAGGCATCTATATAGCATCCACTGTCCTTTCCGTTAAGGCTATGCGGGGGCAAGCCCAATGCCTGCCCCCACTATAGACCCGTTTATATTGCCCTTACAAAGCCCTTACCATACACAAGCCCACCACTTATGTTCGTGGTATTGAGTACGCTTATGTACTTGTACGCCATTGTTGATAGAGCCTGTGCAGTCTGGGTACTGGTAAAAGTACCAGCAACCCCACCTGTCTTGAGGAAGCTTGTACCAATAGCCACACAAGCAATAGTCTTGTTAGCCTCCGCTGAAAGCTCAACAGAGTCCACAAAACCCCAAGCCTGTACCCTTCCATACCCATCATCGGGGATGTCCTGGTCAGCTATTCCTGCAAAACTTGCCATAGCAGCATCAGAAGAAAACACAACCTGAGCGCCGTCTGCACTGGCTATTTCAGCAGGAGTTCCACCAACAAACCTCTGCCCTCTGCCTGTGGTAGCCGTAGCACCGTTGACATTGTGGCAGATAATGAAAACCTTTTCAGCATTTGTTCTGTTTATTCGTTGTAGAATCATCTTTATTCTCCTTTGTCTAGGGTATCCGCACCCTAACCACCCGCCGCAGGGATGGACAAAGCCCTATCTACCTTTGACGAAAAATTTACCCGAATAACCCTGAGTATCATCATACACAAAAGTTATTTCCCCGCCGCTTATAGTGGCCTTGGGGTTTGGTGTAGTAACTCCGCCTGTATCAAGCTTTACATCATAGTCTGATATATAGTTGAGTCCATGCACGGATGTGCCCAATGTCCCGCTACTATCACCATCAGTACTTGTGAATGTTCCATGTACTTCTCGCTGCGCTCCTACGCCTCTATGCACATTGGTTACTGTGAATGAGTATGCCATATTAGCACCCCCTATGCCGTGAAGCCCTGGATAACAGCCAGCTTCCTTCTGTTAGCAGTTGACATATTACCCTGATACAGAATGTTTGCTGTCTTGGCATCCTGGTTCTCAGGCTTCACAAACGGAGATGTGATAAAATCAGCATCCTTGTGGACATTCCACTTGATATACTTGCTATTCAGCATATACATATATCCAGCGGTGCAATCCCTGTCAAAGAACACAGGAACGCCCTTAAAGTCCACGTTCATGAAACCAGCGTCAGCCGCCATTGTGTTAGTAAACCTTTTCTGGTCTACGAGAGAGTTGTTGTAACTCTCGAACACCGTCTGGTCGGTTACGATAAAGTCCGGCTTATCGTTGCCAAACGTGACGTTGTTGAACGATGTCTCCATCTTGGCCTTACCAGTTGCGGCAAAGGAACCCGCGCTAGTGGTTACATCTGCCTTCCACCAGTCGTAAGTGCCGGGAGCCAGTCCGCCTACCGTAGCGGTAGCAGAGACAAGCGCAGCAAGTCCAGTAAGGTTTTTGGAGCCATTGCCAGTACCGTCAGCGTATGCGTCACGACTCATCCTGTCTCTCAAGGAAAGCCGGGTCTGCTCGGTCTTAGCACCCAAGAGGTCAATCATCTTGGCCTCTCCCTGATTGTTGCGCTCCTCAAGCCCAGATATGGTTATAGAGCCGCTGTACTGTTTCCAGTTATAACGTGCTATGGTCATACCGTCCTGTGGAGTTACATCAAGCACTTCGTAGTTGCTATAAGAATCAACCGTGCTGTTCTGCTCATACAACAGGTGCTCTACTATCGTTTCGCCTCCATCAAGTGACCGCTTTACGGTAGAGCCACGCATTGCTATGCCCAGCTTGCCGTTAAGCCATGAAAGCAGAGGATAGTCATCAAATATCTGCTCCTCTAGCGTCTTCTGAAAGTTTGACAGGGTTGTGGTCAATACAGCATCCCATACCCTTGTCTCGCTTACTCCTGTAGCCATTGTTGCTCCTTCCTAACCTCTACGCCTGCGCGTGTTCTCGCTTCGCGGCCTCGTATGCTTCCTGAATGGTCTTGTACTTGGTTTCTGATTTAGCATCTCGGCGCGTGCCCGGCGTTTCGGTTGCCAATTCTTTTTTGGCGGTAAGTTCGCGCTTGGATAACTCGCTAAAGACATTTTGTAGCTTGCCTTCTTTGCGCAGTGCCCTTAAAAGCGCGTCCTCCATGTCCTCGGCTGTCGGCATTTCTGGAAACGATGCGTCATTCTGAATCAAATCCGCAAGCGTTCCCCGTACCTCGTGCCATGAATCGCCGTATTTGTCGTCAAGGCCATCAAGCAGCCTGTCCATTCTCTCTGCAGCGTACTCCGTTGACATGGGAGATATTTTGCCAAGCAGTTTTTCTTCTAACTCCTTAACCGCACTGTCAACAGCTTTCTGCGTGGTGGCTGTAGCGATTTTCTCTACAAGCTTTAAGGCGCTCTGGGTTTCGGCATCGGTTTCATCTGGGTTTATCCCATAATCGGTTTTCCGTTGCCTTTGCTTGGCCCATTCTGTAAACTCTTCATCGCCCAGTAAAGCTTCCACCTGTGCCAACAGCTTGTCAGCACCGCCGTACTTGCCAAGTTTGGATTCTGTTGCTTCTAGTTCCTTGACTCTCTCTGTGGTCTTGGAAAACTTGCTCTGGAGTTCCTTATAGCTTTTCTCAAGACCTGCCACATCCTGCGCGTTACCTTTTGATTCTCCACTTTTGGCCTCAAGTTCCCCGTCAGGTTTTCCATTAGCCCCTGTGGTTTCCTGTGCTGCCGCTGCGCTTGCGGCATCATCTGGTGTACTCATAATCTCATATCCTCCTAATTAGGTAATTTTGTTCTATTTCTAATACGGGCAAGGGCATCAATGCCACGGGCAACCTCTCCGCCCATTTCCTTTGCCGTCCCGTTTTTCTTTTTCTTTTTCTTCTTGCCCGTAAACTTGCGTATAGCATCTGTGATAAACTTCTTTATCTTGCTTGGCTCTACTTTTCTTAATTCCGCCATTACATCCATTTTCGGGTAGCTTGTTCAACGTCCCGCTTCCCTACTTCCTCCAGGTTTTTTTCTTTCATCACCCTGCGCATATGGGCAGGCCCGGTTATATGCGTTCCAAGCCCCTCCATATATTCATCTATTATCTGTGGCTTCGCTCCCACGGCTATCTCTCTTATGGCTGGCTTGCCGCACTTTCTGCATTTTTCGTCCCCACGGGTAGCAACCGCATGGATTGCGTCCCAACGCCTATGGCACTTATCACACCTATAGGGGTAGATAGGCATTACTTGTTCCGCCCTCCTTGGCGTATAACGTCAGCTATGAATTTCTTACTGGTCTTCTCCCTCTCGGTCTGATTATCCACTGCCGCCACCGCAAGGTCTGTTTGTGCCTTGAGGTTCGCGGTTTCTAGTTGGGTTTCGGACTTCATCTGGGTCTTGGCAAGGTCGGTTTGTGATTTCATCTGCCTGTCCTCGACCTCTCCCTGCGTTGCGGCCTGTGCTTGCTGCTGCTGCTCCTGCTGCACCTCTTCCTCTGATTTAAGCAAGCTGTCTGGATCGGGGATTCTGAATGTCTCCAAAACAACCCTTGTAGACTCTCTAGGCTTGATATATGGGTTGTTCTGTAACAACTGCGCAGCCTCCACTACGTCACGCTTGCGGGTTTCCTCATTTACGGGCTGAGTGCTTCCCACCTCGATATCAAAATTATATTCGCCTTGGATGTCCTCTTTTGACAAATCAAGCCAAGGTTGCAGTATTATTGCCCCCTCCTGTCCAGCTATCTGAGCAAGCTTAGTCTTGCTCCCAAGCTGTTGCTGCTGGACGAATGCTTGAAACTGTAGCGGGTCAAGCGGAATTTCCACTTTATCAAGCGTTTTCTGCAAAATCATGGCAAGTTTGCGGCTTAACCTGACATTAAAGTCCTCGTATTGGGACTGTTGGTCACTTCTAAGGCCACTTGAGGCGGCAGTGATTAACCCAGCCTCTTTTGCGGTATCGGCTCCGCGTGGGTCTAAAGCCTCAGTTTGAGATATTCCAGCCATCTGACGGATTGCGGATTTGACTATATTTGCAACCACGTATGTGTCTTGTGATACGTTGGCATCCGCCACGGGTTCCAAGGCGTTTTCAATTGACCCCTCTGCCCTTGCTACTGCCCCGTTTCCGCCATGAGTAATCTTGCGCAGCTCTTCTTCTGATAGCTTGTTGCCATCTGCTATGTATCTCCTTCGACTTATGCGGTCTATGTGGTCAAGCTGTAGTGATCTAACTTTGTTTAGCTCGTCCTGCATGGGCCTGTAGGTATTGACATCGGACACGGGCAGGGCCTCGTCCGGGTTCTCGTTGAAATATAGTATCTCAACGGGCAGTCCCTCTATGTTATCAAGCGCCCCCTCCCATTTCTCATTGCGCAGGAATTTGTCATGTCCGGGGACGATAACACGAAGCTTGCGGGTTTTCTTATCGTATATCTCCCATCCCTCTACAAGCTCTACAATGGTCCTTGTCTCGTCCGTTCTGGAGCGTCTGCTTTCTGCCACGCCTTTATCGCCAAAGTCGGTTATCATGTTGGCGTTAGATTTCAGACCACGAGAATTGTATCTGGGGTTATCCTTAATGTCCTGTAAGGGGGCGGTGAACTTGAATGCACACCATCTGGAGTCATCAAGCAATGCGTCCGTGCCCTCCGTATCATGCCTGAAATCAAACTCTGAATACCTCTGGATAAAGGGGGAGTCTGCCCTGATTATCTCGTTGGTGTCAATTTCATTCTTGTCCTTTATCTTCTCTGTTTTAAGAGTATACCCAAGCCTTGCAATGCCTCTAAAGGCGATCAGGGCATCATATAGGCATTTGCGGGACTCTCTAAGGGTTTTCATCTCCTTAAAGTACCAATCTAGCACCGCCTCCATGTTCATGCTGGCCTGTATGGTATCAAACAGTCCGTTTTTGCCAACAAAGGGCTTTTTGCGCGGGGTTACAAAGTGCTTGGGGTTTTTAAATGCCAGCTGAGCCACAAGCGCCCGTGTATTAGCAAACACGAGGTTTTCCACTACTAGGTGGGTATAGTTATCTTCCTCACCCTTGGCCCACTGCTTGCCCCTGAAATAATCGCGGTTTGTCCCTACGTTTTCCTGAATGGGCTTGGCCTTTTTGTGTGACACACTGAGCCTGAACTCCCATTCGTTAAATTCTGCGCTCTTAGCCATTTATTCCTATCCTTGCAGGCTCTCCGCGTCCAACGGAAAGCCCTTTCATTATCCGCCCGAAGCTGCCCGCTGGAGCGGTTGATTCCGTTCTAAACGGGGACGGTCTGGTCATAACGATATACCTCATGGCATCCATTGCATGGTCGTCCCCCTCTGTTTTCTCCTTGTCATTCTCCACCGCCCTGCCCTCGCGCCACCTGTAATACTTAAACTCTCTTATGAGTTCCTTGCAGGTATTAAACACGTATAGCTTGGGCCATTTCTTTTGTGCCTGTGCAATCGGCATGTTTCTGAGAGGGAAGGGAGCACACCCACTTGAGTTTGAAGCCAGGTACTCAGACACCCTCAATCTACCGGACATTATATCGTTATTGGCCTTATGCAGTGGAACACTCTCTCTTGCAAAATCCTCTATTAGCTGTGTTCCTGACGGGTCTGCGATTCCCTGTCTAATCCTATATCCTTTAGACATGCCACGTATCGCACTTGCGTGTTCGGGTGTAGACTTAACTCCGTCCCTGTTGTAGTATTCATCAAAGAAATACAGTTCTCCATTTGGGCCTATGGCACACATCAGGCATACAAACGGGTCACGCCCGCCGAAATCCACGCCCCTGATAACAGGCCAGTCCTTGGGGATGGCAAATGGCTCTATTATGTGTGTCTTCTCCTGGAATGTGGGGTATACGCGCCCGGCATGGAACACCCACTCGCCCAGATACTGCTCTCTGAATACGGGGTGGTCTTTTCCGTAGAACTTCTTGGCCCTGTTAAATTCCTCAATGGGATACGTTGGATTAGCCCTTACGTCCCAATGAAAGGAGTCTATGTCTGGATAGTCCGCCCTTTCTCCCAGCTCGAACAGCTCCCGAACCCAATCACCGCCCTGGTCTGGAGTGGTGGGGACAAGCTCACGCCCGCGAGTGGTGATAATCGTGGGCTGAACGTATCTCTCCCTGATCTCCCGCTTGAGCTGGGCTGATTCTGAATATATAACCAAATCCACGGCATCGCCAAGGAGGGACGCGGGATTATCCGCTGATTTGGCTATCACCTCCGCCCCCCATGCGAATTTTATATACAAGTTGCCGCTTCTCACGTTGTTATTGCATACCTTGGGCTTTGGCAATCCAAGCTTTTTAGCATTAACCACCAGCTCCTCGTGTACGTACCTGAACTCCTTTTCCGCAAGAGTGTATGTAGGCCCGACTATCCATGTAATGGTATCGGGCATCAGTATGGTATCAAGGGCATCATGCGCGGCAGACCATGACTTGCTGCCACGTCTTGCGGCGGTAACCACCTTGATCTGCGCCTCTGACTTGTGAAACCGCAGGACTTCCGGGTGGGTAGGCTCATACCCAATCTGCTTAAAAAGCTTCATTTTGGCCTCTACCGGAAGTCGTTTGTTCATTTTGCCTCTACCGCATACAGCCTAACTCCGTGGTATTGAAAAAACTCCTCCACGCAGCACTCGCTATTCTCGTTTATAAACCCACATACTCCAATGGGTTCGTATGGGCACGGGTTTTCCGGCTCGAATCTGGTACAGAGCTTACCCGCCATATCCGATGTCCTCCTTAACCCATTTAAGCGTCTTCACTATTCCCTCGTAAGGGGTTATCACTGGTTTGTATCCAAGCACATCTCTGGCTTTGGTGTTGTCAAAGAACTCCCTCTGTCCCTCTTCGCCCGGACGATGTGGAACTTTCTGAATCTCAACCTTCTTCCCTGTTGCATCAAAGCACATCTCAAGTATTTCCGACACGGAGATTTCTTCGCCGTAGGAAACCTGGAATTTTTCGCCACGTATATCCTCCACGGGAGCATTGATAGTCAGCATCCATGCATCCAGAATATCATCTACATACGTCAAGTCCCTTGTCTGGTCGCCTCCCTCAAGCACCACGGGTCTGCCTAAAAGGATGTTTTTAAGCCACATATATATAAATATGTTCTTCCGCATTCCCGGCCCAAGGCATGCCCCATTAGACATCACAGTTACTGGCACGTCATAACACCTGTGCCACGCCCAGCATGCAAGCTCGGCAGCGGCCTTGCTAAACGCATATGGATTATGCGGTGTCAGTGGGTGCAGCTCGTCAATCGGCAGATACAGCGGCCTCCCCCATTCGTTTCCCGAACCTGCGTATATGAACTTCTCAACCCCCTTGGCCTTCCTTGTCGCCTCCAACACGTGGCTGATTCCCATCACATTCTGATCGACCGTCCACATCGGCGAAGTTATCCCCATCGGCACGTCCGCTTGAGCCTGTAAGTGTATTACCACCTCATGCCCCTCGATATCCTCCGGCTGGATGTCCTGCACACCCTTCCACAGATGCGATACCCCGTCCACCGTGTCCCTGTGATTTGGGGCGATTATGTCCAGACTCGTCACATCATGACCACCTGCCAGTAACTTCTTGACCAGCCCCGAACCCGCAAACCCCGCCGCGCCTGTAATCAGTACATTCATATTATTCCGTATTCTCCTTTATTTTGGCTTCGTTTTCCTCCGGCCTACCTCCAACGTCCTCCGCACTCTCCCCGGCATATACCTGACTGAAAAACACCCCGATACCCGGAAAGTGGAACTCCATCACCTCCGCTATCTTGCAGCTGTCTCCCTCGTCCCGCATGTCCCGGAACTGACACGCCCGGCCTATTGCTCTCAACCCGTCCTGTCGACAATCTGGGTTACACTTCATCATACCTCCTGAAATTTACGACAATATTTACAATCCAACCCCACGAGATTAAAAACACCCTTTGGAGCAATAGAAACCTCTGCCCATGAATGTAAACCAATCCAGCACAGCGCCCGCCGCACTAATGAACCTCGATATGCCCTCTCCCCTATCTCGCTAGACAGGTATGTTTCATATTCAAGCTCTCCATCACACTGTGGGCATCTCTCATGTAACCACAACTCACTAGAAAGATGAACGGTGTATTTATGCCCGCCCTTACAGGCAATGTCCATACAGTAATCAGGGCAGCTACTCATTGCTCACTTTTTCCATTTATTTTCAACCCTTTCGTCTGACTGTGTACTGTCACTGTTACGGGGGGTCTGTTTTTCTCCCCGATGTTCCAGACTAAGCATGCTTTTTGACTGACAGTTTTTGTCACCCTTGACCGCCGATAATATTGATTATGTTAAACTTCACAATCTCTGTAACCTCGTGATATTACTGTATTTCTTCCCATTCTGCTGGGATATCTGCGTTATCTTGCTGCTCATTTACTACATCTTGTGGTGTACTGGCTAGGTTGACTGTCAGGTTGTTGATGAACGTGGAGTAGTTAGCGTGATCGTCACCTTCTCGGTCATACGCTCCGCTTAGTATGCCTACTTCCTTCATGGCGCTGATTGCAGGGTTATAACTCTTTGATTTCTCAGCCTTTTCTGAGATTCTGCGCATATTCTGTATTATTTCCGCTCTGGAGAGCTTGGCAGATTCCTCAATTTCATCGTTCAGCCTTTTGAGTTCTGTCTGGACTTGAGTGGTTCTGAGTTGTTTATATGCCTCTGAGGCTGCTGAGGTTTCGCTGAGGTGCGGTTTAATCTCTAGTGCCGCGCGAGTACCGTTGTGCCCGTGTTTTATGTATGCTGCGGCGAATCTGGTGGCTTCTATGTCCTTCTTTGTGAGGGTGTGTTCTGTGGTGTCCTGTCGCTGTGCTGCGGTGCTCACTGTGTTGGCTCCTGGGTGTGAGTTTGTTTACGGATGTGAGAATTGCATCACTCCGCGTTGCTACGTGATAAATGTATAAAAACTTTCTTCTCTCTTTAGTATAGGTAGATAGTCCAATTTTGAGTGTTGGTAAGTGGGATAAGTACGTGATTTATATAGCAGAAACCTGTTAGTAACTTAGTCAAGTGGATTTAAGTGTTTATTAACGTGGGGTTACAGTATTCGTGTAGTTCGGGCAGCTCTGTGCTAGTGTTTCCGTGGGGTAATTCAGGCTCACGTGTTGGTTCATGAGGCGTGTGAAGGTAACGAGAGCGCATGTGGTGTAGCACTGGCAGTCATTGCATGTCTTCATGCCATTTCCTCCATAAACCGCTTTATCCAGTTATACACTCCCTGTTTACTGCGTGGGATATTGACCTTGGCAAGCTCTCCAGGGCCTATGTTGAAGAACAGGCAGGCGGCTACTATCTTCATTGGGCCGGGGTTCATGCTCTCTATCTGCCCTCTGGTTACTCTGTGGTCTTGTGCTTCGTTGAGTACGTCCTTGTAGTCTCGGCTGAAATTCTCATGCGGCTGGGTTAGCTGCTTCTCTTTAAGGGGCTTCTTGCCATTAACCTTGTGCTCCATTGCGCCACATAGGATTGATCCATTGCCCGTAAAGCGCCTATTCAGGGTAAGGCAGTGCGCTTTAATCGCTTGTGGGCATTTCTTGCATGGCTCCATCGGTTTCCCCCGCCTTTAGTGCTTGGTTTATCGAGGCTTCGTCACCTAATGGCCCAAGAGCCACAAAGAACTCCCCTTTGTGCATTTCCAGTTGATGTGCAAGATGAATGTATTGTTCCGGGATTTCGATTTGATAGCGCATTTCACCCGATGGCCCGTCCCCTTGTCGCTTGATTAGCTGAATTGGGCATCGAATCATGCTATATAATGCCCGTTAAAGGCCAGATTGTCAAATATTGTCTCATATATACTCGTCTCCTCCGCCTCTGTTGTCTGCTCTTAGCTTGTCAAGCAGGGCGTATCCTTTGCGTTTCTGCTGCTCTTTTTGTATCTGCCTATGCCTCCACCTTGCTTTGTGGTTGAATTTGACCTTAAACGTGCGCCTCCAGCCACAGAATGCGCAGAAAAACACCACTTCGTTGCAATCTCCCCGCTCCTTGTCGGGCTTGTGTCCATTTGGGCACAGCATCAGTCTATGTCCTCCCTGCGGTTTTATTGCAAATCTTCCTTTATAATTCTGCTTACCTCAAGCGCAAAGTCTACCTTTCTCATGGGATAGTCTTCTGCATTATTTAAAACTCTATCAATACACTCAGGATGGTAATAGTAATACTGAAAACCTCCATAGACTGGAGCTTTGGCAACCTTGAAGCCTGAATCCTTTCCACAGACACCGCAAATAGTTTTGTCGGGAGACTTTTCCCCCATTAAAAAAGTATCAAAGAAATTTGGAACCATATAATCCAATATACTCATTTCATCTCCTCCTTAATTTGTTTTTAGGCTATTACCGCTGTAAGGGCTATCATGGGGTGTCCTCTAGCAGCTCTGGATTCTCGTATATATTGCCTATGACTTCAACTCTTTCTGTGAAATCCCAAGGGGTTAAATATCTTCCACCCTTATGGTTGGTTTCTATTTCTCGTGGAGCAATGCAGCATTTGTCGGGATACCATTCAACAATGCCTTTAGTTGGGGAACCGCTAACCATCCACTTATCGCTTGTTATGTCGACATATGAAACCACATCCCCCTCGTAAATCTCCACCCCGTTCTTGTCCTTCAGGCCAGTAAACATATCTTTATATCTGTGCTCAATATATTCAGGATTCCAGCGCTCACCATCCCGACTATAGAGCCAACCCGGAGATGCTTGATAGCCATGCCACTCCGTGCTCCATGAGCCTGGGTACCATTTCTCATAACCAACTATTTTCTTGTTATGGTCAAGTAATCTGAACTTTATCTCTCTCATATCGCGTACCTGTTCCCTCCCGGCCTCGGCCCGTATTCCATCCTATCAGGCGGTGGGGCTTGCATGGCCCTGTTGCCGTCATTTTTCAGTATTATCCCGCACTTATCACACATTGCCTCGCTGTATGGCAGGTTCTTGAATGTTCCAGTGGTGCATTTGGGGCAGAATCCGCTTGTTATGTCATTCATGGCTACCTCCGTGTATTCTGCCGCATGGCTCGCAGTAGTCGGTCATGCCCTTGCCGTGCTCGCATTTGGGTTCGTCCTTCAATGCCTCCTGCACTCCGGGGATTGAGCCAATAGCTTTTAGCCCCTCGCTTACCTTGCGCTTCCTCGGCCCGCCCTTCTGGTTACGGTGGACATGGTGCGTCCCCGCTGCTACCTGTGCTATCTTGTCCAGCTCGGCCTTGCTCCCTGTGCATATCGCTATGCCGAATATACGGTATGTTTTCATTGGGCTATACCTCCAGCCTGTTGTCTATATCCCATATCTTGTCATGGATATTGCCTATAGACCTGAGAAGCCCTTGCAAATTTTCACCTACCTGTGTTGCTGGCTCTGGCTCTTTTACATTCCCTTCCTGCGGAGAAGAAGCCGGATTCAATACAGGGTTAAGCCGTTCTCTCAGCCCCTCCACTTCCTTGTTGAGTTTTTCAAGTGCATGTCCCGCATCTCCGATTAAGCGCGGTATTTCAAGTTCCTTTAGTGTGCCTCCACTGATTTCTGCCATATCATCCCTCCTTCTGTGTTATTACGCGTTCCAGTATCGTTATCACTACCCTCGGGTTATCCTTGTCATAGGCTATAGTAACCCCTCCCGTAACATACTTGTCTTGCTTGTATATGGCATCCTCCACGCCCTTTCTTACGTTCGAGGGGTCGCCGTGCCGCCTGTCCTTGAAAACAGCATGAACGTGCAATATCGGCAAATCAAGGTGCGTTGGCTTACGTATAATCCCCTTTATATGCGGCTCTACCTGCCATTCAAGCCATTTTTTATAATCCTGGTATCGGGCTACCTGCGGGTCACGCCTGCTTCGGGCCTCCCTGTGCGTCTGCGTGGTATACGGCACGGCGTTGCCCCACTCGCTCATGCTGAGTTCAAAGTTAGCTACCTGCTCATATCCCTTGGGGTACATCACTCGGCTTCCTCTTTCAGTTCCATTCCCTTTCCTTTCTCCCACCAGCGCTTTTCTCCTGCGCATGGTCGGCAATAACTGCGTTTGTCATATAGCTGTCCACATTTTGGACACGGTATTACATCTCCACATGCCATTATGGTGTGTCCTCCTCAATGGCTTCTATATGAAAAGTCTTTGGGTTATATTCGCCTGTATATACCCTCCCACACTCAGGGCATGGCATCGTTGTTTCACCTTCGGCAATCCACCCCTCCTGTTTGCCACATTTGCATGTAAAAACTTGCGATATGCTCATCCCTCCTCCTCATCTTGACAAATCCTGTCCACACATATACTCACATTTTCACATGTCAACTTTGTAACCCCCTCACTGCTGCCCCAAGCTAGAGAGAAACCTTCAGAACGATTATAGACAACTACATCTACCAACGCCTCTGGGTTGAATGCTTTCAATGCTCCTATAAGTTCAATAACCTTCATCCCTCTATCCCTCCTCCTTCTTGCGATAAGATGTTAAATGCCACTGCTTACACATAGGGCATTGATACGCCTCTTGTGGCATTTTATTTTTTCTCTTGCGAATACACCTATCCTGCTCACTTGCCAAAGCAAACATCGCCAACTCCTCTGTTGAATATTTTTTCTTATCTCTACATACAGGCATTAGGACTTTCCACCATTACAGAAATAATCAGGGTATATTTGAGTTAAACATGAATCGCACAACAAGACCATGTTTTCCTTTTCTGCCCTGTCGCCAAACATAAACTTAGCTTCTGCCTCCTGCTCATCGCTTGATATGGTATTCTCATATGTATTTTTACATATATAGCAAGTCTCTAGTTTCCCCACTCTATCCCTCCTCTCCCTCGTGGTCTTTGCGATGTGTTGTAATATGTCCGTTATCATCACAAAACCTGTTGAATAATCCCTCAAACTCTTTATCTCCTATGTACTTATTCATCGCCCGTATATGGCATTTCATTTGACTAATTATAAAATCAGCCAAATCACTAACACCCGTTGGTTTTCTTAGGGGCATCATAGTTTTATGTCGGCACTTATCGCACGTAAAGATAAGACTATCGTTTGCATCATATTGCATCATAATGCCTGTAATCCTATCCTGTAGCTCAGACTTAATCCCGTCCCAATCTCCCGTAAGCCTAAAATCATCGGTTATCTCGGGCTTAAATTTATCGCTCATCCCTCCTCTCCCTTCTCTATCGCCTCTCGTATATCCATGTCAGTCCTCCTTATTTGTGCGAACTATCGGAAATTCAATAGTCATATTAGGCTCAACAAGTTGATACCCTCCACACTTGGAACATGGAGGATTCCACTTTAACCTTCTATCATGTGGCACAGCATCCCTCGGAAATGATTCAGGGTCTTCCCATTCACCATATACCTGTGCCTGATTAATAGTGAAGCATCTAGGGCATCTCCAGAATACATCAGTCACTATTCCCATCTCCCTATCACTCCTCTCCCTCGTGGTCTTTGCGATGTGTAAAATGTGCATCGGCCTTCCTTGCCAATATACTGTATATATCATCAAGCGTTATGCGTGTCTGTATCGGCTTACGTGCTGCGTTATCAAACCTGTTTAATGCCACCATTTCAGGGAGCCACGGGTGATTGTGGAAATAGAATATCTTTTGCTTTTTGCGCATCTCCCCTGACAAATAAGCCTTAAATCTCATGTGCTGCTCAACCAATAGAAGTGTCTTTGCTGTGCAATGGTCTGCCAGTATATTCACGCCTATCTTGTCATGCCCCAGACTGTTCTCCTGCTTGCCAACATCGTGCATAAGGGCTGCTATAATTAAATCAATATCGCTAGTGTCTCGACACGCTGCCTTAAAGCACTGGATACTGTGCTCAAATACATTACCCTCTGGATGATAGCGTAAGTCCTGTGTTGTCTCCTTAAGGGGTTGTAACAGCTCATACAAAAGGGCTATATTTGTTTTATCTACCATAACAGTCTCCGATATATTCAATTATCTTTTTATCCCAAAACTTCCTATCTGCCTTTAAGGGGTATGTGCTTTTCTCTGATAACTCTTCAAGCTCAGTCATAAGGTTGTCCAAATATGGGCCTACCTCGTTGGCAAAATGGAGGTTCCCTGACTTTACGCTCTTGAGGAAATCAGCCTGCGGTAATGGAAAATAGATGGTGCCATTCTCAAGAATGCTCTTTACCTGATAAGCTGCCCTGATAGCATGTGATACTGCTTTCCAATCAATGCCCTCGTTAGCTGCTGCCTGCCTTGCCCTCTCGCCGTATGAGTCATGGAACTTCTTGACAACACCAATGGCATAGACAAATTTTGCCGTTTCGCCAATCTTACGCCCACATACCTGATACATGCGCACCCCGTTGGCATCAGGCAGGAGTTTGTGTATGTGCTCACCTTCTGGCAAGCTGTCCCATAAACTGCCAAGTGTGCCCTCTGAGTTAACAGTATAAAAAAAGTCAAGCACCCTCTTAGCATCGTTAAGCCTACTACCTTTTATCCCATACTTAGCGGCCTGTTTTCTGGCATAGCCCACAAAAGCCTTGAGGTTTTTGGTGTAGAAATGCTCCCTGTGTGCCACAATATCATCCCATATGGCTGAGCCTGTCAGTATCATGTCCAAGGGTGCATGGAGCATATCAAGGGCAACTGTCTCACCTTCACAGGCAAGATGGATAAAGTAGTGTAGTGTGTATATTTCAGTATCCACATCATCGGCAGAGTTCTTACTGTGGCTATTACCTGTGCTCTGATTGTTACTCTTGCCCACCTTATTCAAGAGGATGTCCGACCATTCAGGCATAAACACCCCCTTATAGTCTGTATCGGATTCAGGCGTATCAGTCCCGTAAAGGTGAGAGCCAAATATCATTTTAACTATTGTTTCCTTCATCACTCCCCTCCCTCGTGGTCTTTGCGATGCCTTGCCAATGCGTCAAGCCCTTTACTGGTTATCCCGTATGAGGTGGTAGGATACTTGCCCCCATTCTTCGCTATCCAATCCCTGCCAGCTATGGCCCAAAATGTATTAGTGTTCACCTTCTCGGTATTTCCCCCCTTACCGCATCCATTCTCCTGTAGCCAATGCCTTGTATGATTAAAGCCATTTGTAGAGCACAAGGCCCACCCATGCTTCATGAGTAACAACACCTGTTTTTGCCTAAGTGTAGGCTCCATCACTCCCCTCCCTTCTTATCGCTTGCTTTGCGCTCATAAAATCTGCAATCTTCATTATCATACTGTGTAGGCTTTCCATGAGCATGTGCTAGCTTCCATCTCGGATTATCGTTGCCTTCCATGCAATCCCATTTACAGGTAGGACAATCCTTAATTACACCCCTCCCCTCCATAAACTCCCGCAGTGCGGGGTATAGGCATTCCGGCTCTGGGCCCTCCCTATGAAAAAAGAATGGGCAAAACTCGGCATCATCTCTTATCGGACACTTATCTGAGCACATCATATCATCCCTCCAGTTTGCCCTGGATTCGGGCTATCTCGGTTTCTGCTGCTTTCACTCGCCTCTCGCTTGTCGGCCTCGGCTTAAACTTTAGTTCATCTTTTGCGTTTTGCAATTCATCCTTCGCTGTGCTTAGATCGGCGAGGAGCTTTGTCTTGCTTTCCTTGGCCCGCTCAGGCTCAATAAATTCAATCTCTGGCTCTTTCCAATCTTGCCAGTAATTTTTTATCAGAAATCTCTCAGGGTCTTTAGCAAAATTGCTGCGGGCCTTCTGAGATTTAGAGTAGTTTTTTGAACACTCTATTAGAAGGGGCCATTCCTCCTCTTTGAATTTCAGGAAGTTTTTATATGCCTCTGGCTTGCCTCTTTTCTTTCCATTCCTGGACGGGTAAATTTTCCAGAATTTTTCAAACTCATCATTGTATTTAAGTCTTTCCCCTTCCCTTCCTTTACCATGGTAGTATTCATACTCTAAGACTACACTACCTTCCAAGTAGAAAAACTCATTATACTTTTCTATAAATATATCAATAAAATCATGCCCTTCTGGTATTTTTTTAAGGTCGGTTACTATACTTGATGAGATTGTTGGCGCAATGCGGTTTTTCTTGGCATATTGATGTCTGACATGATTAGTTACAAACACTATTTCAAGCTCATAATCGTACAGGACTTTAGGCTCAAGTTCTTTTAGTGCTGGCTTAACTTTATCTATAGCCATGCCAGTTTCAAACACTATAATGTCAAGCCCAATAGGGTAGGCTCCAGACCTATTTTTATGGGGACTGGTAAAGAGGTAGGCAAAGAGATAGCGGGCGTGTGTAGAACGCTTGCGCAGCCAGGGGTCAGACCAAAATGCGCTATCAAAGTCAGTCATTGCCATTATACGGCCTCCTTTATATACCCTCGGTGCATTAGTCTATTGACTCCTTATATCTCAGCGGCCATACCGCATTCAGGGCAGAATGCCCACCTCCAAGTAAACCACTTACCATGTGTTTTACTGATAGGCTTGAATTGAGCCATCATTATCCATATATGTCTATTGGGACACTTATATCTTACAGGTGCTTTAAAATACATCTCTCATCCCTCCATTACAGTCCCCATTTTATAAGTTTCCACTGGCGAACTTCCTTGCCGAGCCATATTTGAGCTGATATATCATGTGCGATCCAGGGCCATAGCCTTACCCCGTGCCACTCCCTGAATACCGTTTCTAGGAAAAGCCTAGCGTAGTTCCAGTAAAACCAGCCGATATAAAATATCCACTTATACCAGAAGGTGCGCTTGGGCTTTTCGTCCCTGTATTGGATTATCGTTGCCATACTATCCCTACTTGGTTATGGGGTTTGCTATGCACACCATCTCGCAAAGTCAATCTTCCCCGTCTTTAGTATCTCACTAGCCATAGCTGACAACTCATCGTTGCCGTAGGTGGCACAGTGCTGAATAAAGGCTATATGTAGAGTATCCTCTAGAGAGTGTGCTGTCTCATCATTCCATCTATTTTCCTCTATCTCTTTAACTCTCCGCTGTATCTCTTTTAAGTCCATCTCTCATCCCTCCTTGGTTATGGGGTTTGCTGTATTGTAAACTCAGCCTCTACTGCATTTAAGAAGTCTTCTTTGTGTTGATTATAAGCAGCATCCCTCGCAGCATCCCTCGCAGCATCCCTCGCAGCAGCCCACGCAGCATCCCTCGCAGCATCCCACG